AAAATCCATTTGAGAATTGAAAAAAAAAAAATTAATTTTTTTCAAAAAAGAATCATATATTTTAAACATATTATTCAATATATTATTAATATCACACATATAATCGTTTAAGATAGAATATAAATAATATAAAATTTTATTTATAGTCTTATAGTAATGGCCGAAGGATTTGACGTGGAACTATTGATGAAATCTCTAGAACGCGAGGAAAATGATTGTCTAATGAATTTAGATACGGCAAAAATACAGCAAATAAACAATGACATGCTACAGAAGTTGAGATTACCAAGAGAGAAATTGAAGAAAATGAACAAAACACTAAAACAATACAGATTTATAGACGAGATACCAGATATTAAATACGGGGCATATGTCAGATGGATAAACCTCAACACGTCAGACTTCAAATTAACAAACGGAGGAATTATTTGTGATATTAAAATAGTAAAGGACGATGTTATGATTGTTTGTAGAAATACTATGGGTCGTTTTTTTCAGTTCAAATTAAACGAATGTTTAGCTTTTCAAAAAATCACAGACCAAGAGAAGGTGCTTCTCTCCGCATTAGACTATTTAAAAACATAAACTAGCGCTTTTTCGCAATCCGTTTCTTACGAGTCGCTCGTTTTTTATACCTTGCTAAATTTTTATTAGTCCCTTTCTTAGGTATAAATCGGGGGCGTTTTTTACAACGAAATCCAAAACTTTTAACATTCTTATTATGTAATACGCTCTTTTTACAAACAGCAATTGCATTCTGTTCCTTTTTTAAAAGAGGTGTTATTTTTTTGATACATTTACAGAGTTTGTTTGACAATATGTCTTCTGCTAATAATTTTATCTCGGTTTTCCCCATTGCTGCAACATTTATTTTATAAAATTTCATAATATTTAAATAATCTTTTTGTGATAAAGACATCACTACTATATATATAATTTTATATAAATTATTGTATTCATATATTATATATTCTACCCATATGTCAACGAATAACATTGTCGTATTTGACCTCGATGAAACATTGGGTAATTTTACACAATTAAGTATATTCTGGGAAGCATTAAATAAATTTCACAAATCCACTCTATCAGAAGACTATTTTTTTAAATTATTAGATACGTTTCCTGAATATCTACGCCCTAATATTTATAATATATTGAAATATCTACTCAAACAAAAACGCAATAACAAATGCGATAACATAATGATATATACTAATAATCAAGGAAACAAAAAGTGGGTAACGATGATTACTAGGTATTTTGATACTAGATTAAATCAACAAACATTCGACAAAATAATATCAGCGTTTAAGGTAAGAGGCAAACAAGTGGAGCTATGTAGAACAACACACGATAAGAGCGTTAGCGACTTATTTCGTTGTACAAAAATACCCGAAAATACACAGATATGCTTTATAGACGATCAACTACACCCATTAATGAAACACGATAATGTATACTATATTAACGTGAAACCATATAACTATTCAATAGACTTTAAAACAATGGCAGAAACCTATTTTACGCACAATATTAAAACTGGCGACAAAAGAGAGTTCGTCCATTTTATGACTACGCACATGAATAAGAGCGGCTATGTATCAGAGCCAATAAACGCAGACGAACATAATGTAGATAAAGTAATAAGTAAACAATTATTAATTCACCTTAAAGATTTTTTCGGTTCAAAGAATAGAACAAAACGTAAAAAGCGTGCCAGGAAAAACAGAACGGCAAAACTATAATAATTATATGTTTGACGGTAGAGGAATCCTGGTATATCTCGAGACAATATCGATTAATGAGGTTGTTAACAACAAAAATACCCCCGCAGTGAACGCAATGTTTCTATCAAATATTATATCCTTCTTAGATATCTTCTGGTTATTTGTAAACGGGTTAAATCTAATAATTAGAAATATACCTACATAATATCTCAAAAATGAACGTAAATAGATAATATAAGCAGGCGTTATGGTATAAATACCACTAATAGATAGAGCAAATAAAAAATATGAAAGGTATAGACTTACAACGAAAACATTTTGATACAATTTATTCCCCATATGATATTAATAATATTTTTTTTAAATAATATTAATGACGTGTAAATTCAACATGTTTATAACAACAACGCATACAGCCCATACAAATCCCTCCAGGGATAAATATAAATAACACTTCGGCTACATTCATATTATCAAGATAATTCGAATGTAGCATATTCATAATGAACGCACCCAATTGCCAAGTAATACCCAATAATATGAATAGTTTAATAATTACTTTGACTCGTTCACATAATTTGTTAGGACATGACATTATCATATCATCAGTAGATTCATCATTAGATTCATTATTAGATTCATCAACAGCATCAACCAATAAAGGTGTTTTATACCATTTTTCTTGACGACACAATGGACAATTCGCTAATAATCCATTCTCTAACATTGAAATATAGCAGTTTGAACATACATTACCGTCTTTACATACATAACAAGAAATATACGTATGCTCAGTGTTTATATTTTCCATACACACACAACATATTATAGCTTCTTTCTCTGTTTCACTAGATATAACTGGAGTATTTGCCATTGCTGTTATTATATTTAACCGCAGCTTATCAAAATCAATTTTAGACATTGTTATATATATCCAATGTTCTAGCGCTACAATCGTCGGTATCAACATATTTTGGCATCCAAAAGTAAGGAATACAATTTTCGGTATTCGGATACAAATCCTCATATATCTTACGATAATACATTTGTTCCTTAGTTTTTGGTGGATTGTGAACCCATTTTTTATCCGCGGTTATATCCATCGTCGCCAGCTTAGCCTTAATAATCTCAAACCAAGAACCGTCCTTTCCCGAGACTCCGTCGCTAAACGCCTCTTTGGTTCTCCATACGATATTGTGCGGTAATAACTCGGGGTATACATGCGTGACCGCCTCTCGCAACAACTGTTTTTCGCATACATTATTAGATATCTTAGACGTCATTGGATTTCGTAGGTTAATCGGCAGACTGAGGTAATAATTAACGAACGTTCTGTCTAAAAATGGGGTTCTCGGTTCTAATCCATGCCGTGATATACACCTATCCGAGCGAAGAACATCAAACATGTGTATGTTCTCTAGGAGATTGCGACATTCGCTATCAAATTCAATAGACGACGGAGTTTTCAAAAAATACAAATATCCCCCTGTCAGCTCATCGCTACCATCACCATTAAAGACAACCTTGGCGTCGGTCTCATTGGATATATATTTTCCAATAAGATAATTTCCAACACTGGCTCTTACCGTGGTAGTATCGTAACTTTCAATGTTTTCAATTACCTCGGGTATAGCATCGAACATTTCGGCACTAGTCACTTCGATTTCGGTATGAGTCGTATCTAAATATTCAGCAACCTGTTTCGCCTTATTCAAGTCCTCCGAACCCTTCATACCAATACTGAACGTTCGCAACTCGCCGTTATAATGTTTTTTAACCAGCGCAGTTATTAGGCTGCTGTCCAATCCACCCGACAATAAACAAACAATCGGTCTCTCGCACGTTCCAACAATTCGCTTTATGACGGCCTGCTCTAAGTGTAAAATAAGCGTGTGAAATATACTGGTCAAGTCATTTTGATAATTGAAATTAATCATTGTCGCCGGAAAATTGGTGGATATATAACGTTTATTTTGTAAAACTGGTTTCCATTCAGCATTGACCTTAAATTCTATTGTATATTCTGAAAATGTTCCTGGTGAGAATGGTTTTATAGAATATGGTCTCACGATAGAGTAATTACATTTAGATATATTATTCAACTCTGTATATGAGTTATTCCATACTAGTGGATTTTTACCCGTTAAAAACGGATACAGAGCCTTCATTTCCGAAGCAAACCCTACTATATTCTCACGCGTTATATTCGTATCATTGATATGATTTACCAGAGTATCGTTAACATTATCCCTCTCGAAAACAAATAGAGGCCTAACTCCAAATGGATCTCTGGCTACGAATACTTTAGGGTCGTGAACGACACTCCTGTTATCGAATAATATAAATGAGAATACCCCGTCTAACATGCGAAGCGTTTGGCGAATACCAAAACGAATGTAAAGGTGGATAATAATTTCGCAGTCGGAATCGGTCTCGGAGACAATGTCATAGCTGGAATATAATTCACTGTATAACGACTTGTAGTTGTATATCTCTCCGTTACATATTAACGTAACACCATTAATGGTCATTGGCTGACTCGAATCATCGTTTAGACCGTTGATGGCGAGCCGTTTAAAACCAAGGTATAATTTGTCACTGTAATAAATCTCTTTCGAATCTTCGGGTCCCCTAGCAGTTAATTTATCAAAGGCCTCTGTTATATAATCCTTTTTAAAAGTCGTCTTATTGTTTAAGAGGGCCAATATTCCACACATTTATTTAGTATGGTGGTTTCTTTTTATATATATAAATAAATCTCTAATGATATTATATTATGCAAAAACACCCAGTATATATCAAACATATAGAGCGTGTTGAAGATTTAAACAATCGTATATTCAGTCGTAATATTCCGTCTAGAGAGATTCAATCGTGTATTAATACTCGGCCGGTTTCCACAAAATATTCGGTTATGCCAATTATGGACATTAGACAAGAGACGACGGTCGAGTTAAAACAATCCAACCCACACAATGTGAGCGAAACATTCAATCCGGGTTCGGCAAAGGGTCCGTGGAGCGGATTTTCGTCTAACATTAACAACGAATCTGTTTTGCGGAATCAGTTTTTCGCTCTACAAAATTGTGAAAAGTCCGTCTACGTTCCATCATCTACGAGCGACCTCTATGAAGTAAATGTTGGGGGTAGAAACGAGGTTCAACCATTTACAGACTTATTTAGAAAGCCTGATTTAGGGTCATTTAATCCGAACATATACAACGTTGGTAATAATTTTTTCGCAAATAACACTAGACAGCAAATGAAAGATGTTTAAATAATTATATTTTTTTAAATGTAACTATTTAATGGAGACGGTTAACAAGGATATTCTTAAATATTTTTCTAATCCATCATATCAGACAAATAAGGATTCTGACATCGCGGAAATAAATCCAGATGACAAAAAGTTTTATAGAAAACGTGTATTGGCAATGGGTAAGGAGATTTACGCAGACAAACATTATAACGATATTCTTAACAAGGCGTTTGACAATTTTATTTCTTTAGCAATTAACCATTGTCAAATGATCGATAAGCGGGATTTGTTACAAGAAGACTACCCAGTTGTCATTGCCAAAGCGACAAACCACTCAGACGTTAATAATTTTGACATGGATGCTATGAACAACAATGTGATGCGACATAATAAACCAAAGGATAAGACTTTAGACGGCTTCGTAACGGTAACTAACACAACAACCGATAATAAGTTCATACCAACACAGCGTAAAGTTAATTTAAAGCAGGATAAGTTTAAAACCAAAGGTATTAAACCAAAGGCGGTTAAACCAAAGGCGGTTAAGCCAAAGACGATTGAGCCAAAGACGGTTAAGCCAAAGACGATTGAGCCAAAGACGGTTAAGCCAAAGACGGTTAAATCAAATGAAATTTAAAAAGAATAAAAATGTATGATTAATTTATTATGGGCACACAAAGACGGAATCATAGAAGGTATAAACACGAATTAAAGAAACTTGCCCAGCACAAGGATAAAGCTCGCCATATTAAAAAGACTAAGAAACTCAAAAAAGTAACGTGCAGTCCGTCAAGTAAAAATAATTACACATGCTACAACGACGAATCGCTACATAAATTAAAAGGTCTTTGGAACCAGAGACACCCAGACGATAAAATTGTAACCGATAATGAACGCGATATATGGGGCGATTTAAAAGACAAAATGAGCGACGTATGTAACAATGAACAATGTTGGTTAAAACAAAAATTTGCAGAGCACAAGTTAACCCCCGATTTGACCACATACACATTTGCCCCAAAAGCTCCG